CCCTCTCCTGTGGTTAAATCAATGTCATATCCTGTCGATTCCAGCAGGTTCGGATATCCCGGCTCGCTTCCGTCGATTTTAAACACCCGCCCCTGCCATTCGTCATGTCCGGCAAGTAATGGCTGCCCATCACGTCTTACTCTTGCCCCGAGGTGCGCCGAGGTCAACACATACTCTGTACCGCTGTCCACGATATATCTATTTGTCAGCTGGGCCGCCGTCTGATTCATCGACGTCACTACACAGCATCGTACTGCCGCTTCCAGCGTCCGCCGTGCTCCTGTCGGGTAATCCACCATAATGCCGCGTCCCGCGTACGCATCCAGCACATCCGCTATGGCTGCGGGATAGCTTTGTACTCCGCTTGCTACCCTTACATCGGCTTCGTCGAGCAGCGTCACAAGGTCTTTTTGGCTTTGCTCCAGCGTCGTCCTTGTTAGGTTCTTCAGCTCCGCTCGGCTTTTTATGTACTCTGCTTCGATAACAGCCATATACCGTGCATTTTCAAGCGGAGACTGCGCCACGACCCCCATTTCTGACAGTGTAACCGCATCATCTTCCCACGATGTCAACACGGCGTCCCGCAGGAGCTTCCGCAGTTCTTTTTCGCTCAGGTCCGTCAGTTCCATAATCCGCCGCTGTATCTCATCCCGGCTTTCCCCCAACTGTTCCAGCCTGTACAGCAGTCTATCCGCCGTGGCTGTGATTTTCCCAGATTTCAAAATCCTTCTGGAGATGTCCCGCAGGATAAAGTTTTCCAGCCGTTCGTAGATCTCTGATATCCGGTCAGCTTTCCCTTCAAAATACTCTGGTCTTAGCATCACTCTTTCCCCGCCGTTTTTCTCACAAGATCCAGCCAGTCATCTTTATGCCGCCTTTTAGCTTCTTCGAACCATTCGGACGTCGTTCCCGGCTCGTGATATTTAATCTTTCTCTGCGTCGGGCTTTTGTTGGGTGGGGATGTCCACCCTATAATATTACCCTCTGCATCTTTAAGCGGGATATTCGGACCGTACACAATGCCCTTGTACAGATAATGAGCATATGGCGTATCATACTCAATCACTCCGCCGTATACCCCGTCAGGATATCTTACGCTGTTTCTTAGTGCGCCCTGCCGGAATGGAACGAAGGGTGAGCTGTCCGCCACTACCTGCATGTTCAAAAGCTTCTGGGCTTCCAGCAGATTCTCGTCTATGCGGGACGTATCGAGTTTAATCTCCACGTTCCCCACTTTCGTATCTAGTTCCATTCTACCACCTCCTGCATTTTATGGCGTACCCTTATTTTGCTTTTTTGTATCCCACGCTCATCCCTGCGCCAGCATCGTTTATCACGGTCGTTGTTGGGCTGTATGTGCGCAATGACCTGTATTTTTCAAGTTCTTCGGCGGATAAAGGCCTCTCAGTTGGGTAAGTTGCATATAGTATCTTGACTTTTTTTTCGGCTAACAGATTTAGCATCTGATCATCATTTTCATACAACTCCGCCGGAATTGAAACATACATTGCTTCTGTTTGAGATTCGTTCGAAATGACATACGCTGGATTGCTACTACTGACGTTCGCCACAAATCTTAAGCAATTTGACATTATCGTATGTCTTGTTTTAGCCCTTTTCCGTGGAATTGAAAAAAAGTAAGCGGAAACAATGTTTTTACTGGAAACACCACTATTCTTTGTCAGCGAGGTTATCCCTTTCCCAAATTCTGCAAATGCAACATTCTGTACATATACACCCCGTTTTAAGTCCACTTCATCGCACACCCACTGCCGCCCGTCTGCATCGGTGTAGTTTCCACCGGATGATACCCGGATTCCAGGCAGACCGCCGGAAGTGGGAATGATGAGCGTCTGGGCTGGCTTGTAGAGTTCGTATGGTAGGGCAGTTGAGCCGGCGTTGAGCATAATTTTAAATCGTTGCTCATTAAACGTCGCTCCAGGTTCTGCATCTACTGCAAAATGTGACATGCTCACGCCATTATCAAATGTAACTGTCGCACTGGTGTCCCCCTTTTTGATTAAAAAATAGTTATCAATTCGAATTTCAAAAGGTAGCGGCTTGCTAATAGAGAACGTATAAGTCCCAGCTGGAAGAGTTTTCTTGTAATTAAACAACCTAATAGAGCCAATTGTTATATTATTCCCTACTACTTTAAGTTCTTCTCCGTCAAAACTTGCACTCCATCCTCCTGATTGCGTAAGATCATATGCTGCGCTTTTGTCAAACAGATTCCCGCTCAGCACCTCAACCTCAATCTCTCCATTCTGCCCCGCGCTCTCTATCTCCTGCGGATAGGACGGGGACGGAGATGGTGCGCCGCCGGTGTAGGGCTCGTAAATGCAGTCAGGGTTTTTTGAAAAAATCATCTGAAATTTAGAGCCAGATACGATGGGAATTGCCCCCGACACATTAAAAAAATACAATTGAATTCTTGCTGTTTTTTTCAAAACCGCTCCAGATACGGAAGCCACAATTGCTCCAGCAGAAGTTGTCATTGTTTCGTGTGCTCCGTTTTTTAGCGATAGCTGAAACCGATACGCAGGTGTAAATCCAATTGGTCTAAAAACAATATAATATGTTTCTTCATCTTTGATGCTATCGGCAAAAATACTTCCTTCCGTAAAAAGCAAATTAAACTCAACGTTTTTCTCGTAATTAGAATTCGCGGTAAATAATCCATTCGCGGTAAATAAATCAACACCACCTTTACATAAACTGAGGTAAGTATCTTTTAAAATATTTGCCCCAGTCGTGCTCACCTGCGTTGATTTGCCGTAGAGGGTAAGGGATTCCAGCCCACGATTCCCCTTTGATTTTTCCAAGAGGGCGGGGTTGCCGGTAACGACCGTGAGCACAACGCTGTATGCATCTGCTACCAACGTCAGGAAATGTTCCTCGCGTGTCACAGGTGGGAAAACTTCTCCTTCCCCGTTGGCAATCGCCGCCCAGTAATATTCTAATCGTGTCACAGGCGCAGGGATGCTTCCGCCCCATACTCCTGCTACCTTTGCCATGTAATACTGCAATCTCGTGACGGGCTGCGGGGTATTGCCGGAATAATCCCCCGCCATAGTTGCAAGATAATATTCATCAATAGTCACGGGCTTGGGCGTCTTGCCCTCATATGTCCCTGCAATCTTCGCAAGATAATACTCTTCTCTGGTTATCGGTTCCATTACTCTCTCCTTATTAGCAGCAGCTTCGCGCCCTATATATGCGTCTTAACAGTCTCCTAATATCCAACATATCTGTCTCTGTATACACACTCAAGACCTTTAATGCCATATACCTTCGTGTCTTTCGCCGTCTCTCCCATTCAATCATAACTTCATCGACTGCTCTTTCTATTTTTTCATAGACTTCCCGCAGCATTCTTACAATTTCTTTGACCGAGTTTTCTACATTTTTCAAAGAATCAAAGAGTTCATTCCAGCGATTCTCAACGCGTCCGATGTCTCCGATCCCCTGTCCTACAATCGCAAAATCCATGCTTATTCCTCCCCGAACAGCCCCGTTTCCTTTGGCTGGGCTTCCGTCACCATTGCCTTCGCATCGTCCTCTGTCATGCCCTCAAATTTGACGAAATACATCCACGCGGGCGCCTTTCCTTGTGCGACATAGCTCCACCAGCGTGCCCGATCCTCCTCGCGGTTGTATGTGATGTCCCCGAAGTCGTATACCACTTCATAAACCCCGACAGGGGCAAGCGCGTACAAATCTGCATACACCGACATGGCATATATTGCATCATTTAGACAACTTTCCAACTTGTCCCGCACATCCTTGATAAACTGGATGGTTCGCTGTTGCTCCGCTTCCACGCCTGTCGCCGTTTGGATGCCGCTCGCTTCGTTAAAGACAAAATAGCCGTTCGAGAACCCGCATTTATACCCTATCTGGGACAGGAGAGCATTGATTCCGTCAAGGCGTGTGGCTGTATTGAGCTGCGGCGTAATCTCCTGGTAAAACTCTTCCGGGCTGTTGCCGAACACGTTTTTTACATAATGCGGCAGTTTAACGTCTGGGATGCGCCCGTTAAGGTTCGTCCCGCTGTCAAACATCAGCCTGTCATCTGCAAGGATGATCTTCTCGCTGTCATATATCTCACCGGCGTTCCGGCTGTATGCGATGTCCAGGTCTTTCATTTCTTCGATGGCTTCTGCGTATATCGGCATTCCCAGCGGAGAGGAAAGATCTATGTTGTTTGCAGCAGGGGTGCGGAACACTCCGTACATGGGGGAATCAAGTCTTTCGTTCCCGCCCTTGAGAATCGGCGGCGTTTCCTCCAGCAGATCAGCCCACTTTGTCTGCTCCAGCGGGATAGGATCGCCGAGGGATTCGCTGCTCTTTGATACATATGCCCTGTTGGATATCACATACGGGTATATCACGCCCGCCTCCGTCCTCGTCTCGACAAACCTATGATACTCCAAGCGTGTATAAAACTTTTCGTTAGCCGCATAGCTGTCTTTAAACACAACGCCCGTTATATTCCCGTTATCGTCCTGCTCCGTCACGAAAAAGTCCAGAGGGGTAAACATATCAAGCCCGCCGCCATTAGGCTTTACAATGATCGTGCCATAAGCACAGCCATACTCTACCCAATGACGCATGCTATAATAGGCTTTATCAATCTGCTCCTGCAACCACGCCCCGCGTGCGCCGCCGTCAACCTGGATTTTAATCCCCAGCGTGACGAGCCGCGCCGTCTCGGAGCATACCGCCTTTGCAAAATTGATAGTCTTTATTCGATTATCTGCGTCTAACCAGTACGGCGTGCCGCGGTAGATGTTGGCACACTCTGCGACCTTTGCCATCATCTGCGCAGACGTGGTATCCTTTACCCTAAAATCTTTCTCAGCCTGCTTTTTAAATATCATATTAAACCACCTTTTGACTGTCTGTATAAGTCCCATTTCTGCAATCCCCTGTGCCGTGTATTCTTAGGCTGTGTTACCTCTGCGGTTAAATTTAGATTCAAATGCATAGCGTGTAGCATCGATCGAATGGTTATTTGCATCCGGATAACCACTGATGATGTTGCCGTCTTTGTCCCGGTCATATTCGTATTCGGTAAATTCGCGGAATACATTCGGTGTCCTGCGCTTGTCTATAACGATCTTTCTCCGCATCAGCCACTTCATTCCATATTCGACGCTACCGGGTCCTTTTATTGCCGGCCGCGCCGGAAGTCCCATGCTTCGGTAATCGTTAATAGATTTCGGTTCGGCGCTGTCGCAGGTTATGTGGTAGTCCGTATAACCTTTTTCTTTGATCCAGTTTGCTGTTATTTCATTTGATTCTTTATTGACGTAATGCTCGTCAATAAAATAAATCGTCTCGCTGTCCGCGTCATAGTAGCATCTTACAAACGCGTATGCGTCCGGGTACCAACCAAAGTCAACGCCCTGGTATATTGTATCCATCCGGGCTATTTCTTCATCGGTGATCTCACGCAGCTCCAGAAGCTCAAATATGTTTCCGCCTGTTCCAACTGCGTTCCCTAGATATTCATGGTCATAGGCTCTTGGATTCGTGAGCCTTAAGTGCTCTGCACTGTCAAAAAATTCATCTCCCAGCCACTCACGCGGCACACTCCTGTAGTCGCTTTTGTGGTTGTATGCCCGTCTATCCTCAATTTGCACATATTTATTCGCCCAGTTGTTACGATTGATCGGCGGATTAAACGTTTTAAACACGACATAATTATGACCGCCACGCAAAACTGACTGTTCCGCCATTCGGATCTCTTCTGGTCCCTTAAAGATGTCCAGCTCCTCGAACCAGAGATATTTAAAAAATCCTGTGGCTGCCTTAATGGATTTTGTCTTTTGTGCCTTATCCAGACCCCTAAAGATGATCTTTTGCCCTGTTGGCAGGTAGGTAAATTGCATCGGGTTTACATTGCCGCGCCAATAATCTGACACGCCCAGCGCATCTATCCCCCACTGGATCTGGTTATAAACAGAATCCCGCAGCATTGCGGAAAATTTATGGAATACTGCCGCGTTTGCCTCCGGGTTTTGCATCATGCCAAGCGGGAGCTCTACAGACACAAAAGAGGACTTTCCTGATCCTCGTCCTCCGTAAAGGTTATAGTACTCGTGCCGTCCTTCTTTTATGTCCTTATGCACTTTGTAAAAAGCCGGAGCAATTAAGTCTGTAAGCTTTATCCTTGCTGCCTGCTGTACTTCCATTTAGTCTTCCTGCTTTTCTGTTTCCGTGTCTGGGATATCGTCAATAATCGTGACCTTCCCGGATGCCTCGACCTCCATCTGGTCACGCTGTCCTAACCACTGCTTGCCTAACCAAATAGCCATTGTCGGATTCGTCTCTGCATGTTTGAACTGGAGTCTTCGCAGGCTTGCTTTGCCCTTCTGGCTCTTTTTTTTATAAGTCTCCGCAAATCCCTCTTTGTACGTCCTCACGCACCATCTTTCAATCGTGTCCTCGCTGCATCCGATAACTGCCGCAATCTCCGCAAGTGTGCATTGAATCGAACATAAGTTCTCGAATACTTTTTGATCAATTGGTATTCTTTTCCGTCCGCCCTTGTTTGCATTATCAGACATATATACTACCTCTTTTTTATTTATTGTTTGTTTTCAGTTAAATGCTCATCTTCTGCTTGACATTTTTTTAAGATGATCTCATTGTTATCCCCAATAAAAATTTGTAACGGATCTGATTCTTGGATGTTCAACCTTCTCCGTACATACCTTGGAATTCTTATTCTTCCATGATCATCTAATATATACACTCTTCCTATTGCTTCCATTTCTCCTCCCGGGTTATTCTGCTATGCAAAAACATTATTTATTTAATAAAACAGCTTTTGCCCCTGTAAACTTTTCCCATCTGTCGACAATAACATCCACATACCGTGGGTCGTATTCCATAGAATAGCCGCGCCGTCCATTCTGTTCGCATGCCATAATGGTTGTCCCTGATCCGCCGAATAAGTCTAAGACTACATCCCCACCCTTTGTGTTATTCTTTATCTGGTAATCAAACAACGGGATCGGTTTCATAGTCGGGTGCATGTCATTTCGTGTGGGCTTGTCAAAATTGATTACTGTTGTCTGCTTTCTGTCTGAAGCCCACAGATGCCCAGCTCCTTCTTTCCAGCCATACAGGCACGGCTCGTGCTTCCATTGGTAGTCTTGCCGTCCCATCACCATGCTATTTTTGTTCCAGATAAGACACTGCCTTACAGTCCAGCCAGCATCAAAGCACGCCCCCCGGAAATTATATCCCTCACTGTCCGCATGCCAAATGTAAAAGACCGCGCCCGGCTTCATAACCATGTCGGCGTTGCTAAAAGCATCTGTCAAAAACTGCCTAAAATTATCGTTGCCCATCTGGTCATTTTTAATTTTAAGCTTGTCTTTGGTCTTCCCCTCATAGTTTACGTTGTATGGCGGGTCAGTGAGCAGCATGTCTGCTTGCTC